GTAACGGCAATGCTGAAATTACATTGATGGCCAAAACCGGGCAGATCTCACGATTTAAAATTGACGCCGACAAAACTATTGATATTAAAACCCCGGATAGCAGTTCGGTGAAGAGAGACGTTATTGAAAAAGGTCTGGATTGATGCGAGAGTAGTAGCCCAGCAGCATGTGGCGATGTAACTACTGCAGCAAGAGTGGAAAAGGCAAAGGCTCTGCCCCTCGCCGGGATGTTTTTTCTCCACCCGGATAGCAAGAGCGCCATGATCTTGCACTAAACCCACAGCAGTAAGTGGGTTTTTTTATGACTAAAATTTAATAATCCATATTTCTCAAATGCAAGCCTTGGATGTATAACAGTTTCAATTAATGTGCGTGCGCAAGAGTGCTTCACGTTATGACTGACTTTTTTAACTCATAACAGGAGTATTATCTAATGGCAAAGACCATAGTAGGCGTAGGCGACGCAAAAGCGATTCAACGTTATTCAGCTTTCCTGGCTGTTGATATTGGCCGCAAGTCGTATTTTAACAAAAAATTTATGGGCGTAGGCGAAGAAGCGCAGACCCCATTGCAAACTCTCCCTCATCTAGAAAAAGATGCTGGCGACGAAATCTCGTATGATCTGGTTATGCAACTGAAGATGAAGCCTATTCAGGGCGATTCAACACTGCGCGGCAAGGAAGAAGATCTGAAGTTCTATACCGACAACCTGAAAATTGATCAGTTACGCGGTGGTGTGAACGGTGGCGGCAAGATGACCCGCAAACGCACGATTCACGATATGCGGAAAATTGCCCGTGTCCGACAGTCAGAATGGTGGTCACGTCTTTTCGATGAAACCATTTTCATGTACCTGTCAGGTTTGCGCGGATCGAACGGCGATTACATCGAAGATACCACTTTCACTGGTTATGCTGGCAACGCTTTTGTACCTCCCGACCCTGATCATTTGATGTATGGCGGTGTAGCGACTGCAAAAAATGACCTGGCAACGACTGATATCATGACTCTCTCACTGGTAGATCGTTTAGTGTCTCGCGCCGATGTAATGGGCGGCGGTACATCGAACATTCCGTCTATTCAGCCTGTTGAGATCGATGGTGAGCCGCATTTTGTTCTGGTCATGCACCCATGGCAGGAATTTGATCTGCGTACAGCAACAGGTGCTACCGGCTGGCTGGAAATTCAAAAAGCAGCAGCAGGCGCAGAAGGTCGCCAGAATCCGATGTTCAAAGGTGGTCTTGGCATGTACAACAATGTCATTCTGCATAAGCACAAAGCGGTTATTCAGGGCGATGATTACGGCGCAGGCGGAGCTGTAGCAGCAGCAAGAGCGCTGTTCCTTGGTCGTCAGGCTGGTGTCGTCGCGTTTGGCTCCCCAGGAACCGGCTTGCGCTTTGACTGGGCTGAGGAAATGGAAGATCGTGGTAATCAGGTGGTTATTACAACCTCATCCATCCTTGGCGTGAAGAAGTCTGCGTTTACAATCGCTGGCACGAGTCGGGACTTTGGTGTAATTGCTCTGGACACAGCCGCTGCTGACCCAGGTTAATCAATCACTTTTAACCTTTGATGGCCCCGGATAATCGGGGCTGTCATTACTGAATATTCATTTTAGGAGCAAAAGCAAATGGCTAACACAAAATCACAGGCAGTTGACGGTAACACGCCAATGCCAACCCCAATCGGCAGCGAAGTTGTAAACGTGCTGTTATCAGTTGAAGTATTGGCTGCTAACCTTGGTGCTGGCGATCTGATCATCATGGGCGAACTTCCAGAAGACTGCGTTTTGGTTGACGCGGTTTATGCCGCCGATGACCTGGATTCAAACGGCACACCGGCAATCGTAATTTCTTTCGGTACGGTAAATGCCGGAGAAACCGATCTGACCACTGTTATTGAGGCAGGACTTACGACCGCTCAAGCAGGCGGCGCGGCAAGAATGACGCCTACCGTTGCTTCTCTGGGCATCCAGGGTGGCGCGAGTGGAGTCAGTGTCGGTTACAAGGTTACTACCGCTGCAGCAACTGGCGCGGCAGGAACTGCATTACTGAGCCTGTCTTACCGTTCAATTCATCACGACCTGTAATCAATCACTGATTCAGGTTAAATAAACGCCGGGTATTGCAAAGTACCCGGCAACCACTAAAGAGGAAAAATCATGTTAGTTGAATGCACATTAATTCGTAAAGGCGGAACATCAGTGAAAATGGATGATGTTGAATATAAATTCCAGCCTAATGAAAATGAAAAAGATCCCCGGCATTTATGCGACGTTAAGGATCAGCAGCACTTATTAAAGTTTCTGGCCGTTGAGTCATCATTTCGACTTGGCAACCCTGATGACGAGGATTCTCTGCCGGTTGTTCGCCAAAAAGGTGAGATTGCGGTGGTTAGCGACACTGGCGACACTGAAGCAGATGATGACGCTGACGACGATTCGGAAATTGAAATATTAGCAGCACCAGCGCCAGCACCAGCAGTAACGGCAACAACTGGCGCAGCAGTATCGACGCCTCGCAGGGGTCGCGGCAGACCTCATGCAAATAAATAATTGAACTGAAATGCCAAAACCGCTCACAGACTTTCTATCGCTGGTCCGGCCAAAGCTGCCGGGCTGTCCAGAAATCATCCTGACCGATGCTATACGCGAAGCTGCAATAGAATTCTGTGAGCGGTCACGCCTGATTGACGGGTCCATCGATATCGCAACCATTATCGGCGCAACCTCTTATGCTGTTGACGGTAATACGGCGCGTACCAGCACTACGCCAGGCGAGGAACTTCCGCCAGGTGTGGGACCGGTTGTTCTGGAGCCAATCGTATACTGTCCTGGTTTCGCGTTTACCCAAACAACAACGAGCTCAATCACCTCTGTTCTCGATATTGACCTATCAGCACTGTTCTATGCTGGGCGAAGAATACGAATAACTGACACAACAACTAAATATGCGACTGTAATAGCAGCAGATTACGCAGTGTTCCCTGGTAACACAGAGTTGCTTCTTTCTATGGAAGATGGGGCTACTATCGTGGGCAATCCTACTGAAGTATGCTTAACCTCGTCTACAACTGCATGGGTTCCTATTGCGGCAGACCCTTTTGCTGGCACTGCAATTACTGCCGTTACATCAGGCCAAATAGGGAGCACTGTGTGGTGGGTCGCCGTTGGAAGTGCGGGGAAAGTGGCAACATCAAATGATCGAGGAGTCACGTGGACACTACGAACAACAGGTTCTACAGCTAACCTTACTGATGTAGGATATAACAGTGATGCACAAACATTCTTAGCTGTCGGTTTTGGTGGAGCTGTATTAAGGTCTACTGACGGAATTACTTTTGCAGACCCAGGCAACCTGAGTTTAAAACCAACTACGGGCAACGGTAAAACATTCATTACTTACTCTACAGCAGAGGTTAAGTGGATGGCATACGTTCAATATAAGTTTGATCAGAGCGCCTACTATACGGTTTCTGACAGCAATACTATGGTGTGGAGCGGGGCGATAGATGGTCACCTTGGTAATGCAGGCGAATTGGAATACTACACCAGAAACGAGACTGGTGATGACTATATTGCGTTTGCTTCTGATGATGGATGGTTTGAGTGGGCCAATCTTACGGATTTTTCCCCAGTCACAAAGGTTTTTTCTTTAAGCAGCGTAGTTACCGTAATTAAAACAGTAGTAATTGGAGGGTTAGATTATTTTGTTATAGGTCTTGCGAATGGCACTATCCTTGTGTACACATGGGGAGCTACCCTGGTACTGACTCAAACACTGCCAGGAGCCGTTAGAGGGATATCATTTTCTCCCCAGTTAAATACTATTGTTGTTACTGGAGGCAATGGATCTATAGGAACAATAACTACTACTGGAACACTATCTGCACAAGTTCTATCTGTTAGACCAAACGGCTTTTCCCCTTTAACTGACATTTTTGACGTGCATTATAATGCTACAGAGCAGTTGTTTATAGCAGTTGCATCAAATGGTCAAATCTGCACATCAACAACGGGAGTTTAGCTAAATGGCCGGTTATTTAGTGGCAGCTGAGGTGATGAAGGTATCAAGGGACTCAAGTAATCGACTAGATCCTTCAAGCAAGGTCGAATTCCAGGATGAAAACCTTGATATCGACACAGGATCTCCTATCAAGTATTACATGAACGAGGATTATAGCATTGTTTTCGGTCCGATTCCTGACGCGATAGAGACGCTGATAGCGAAAGTCATACTCAAGCCTGCCGATGATGCCGATTATCTCCCTGACGCACTGTACAAGTGGCGCAAAGCAATTGCTGCCGGTGCGCGGATATGGGTGCGTGAAAACTACGATACCTGGATCAATGATACAGAGCAGGCAAAGGACAGAATGCTATTCGATGAAGCCGTAACAGAAGCTCTATGCACAAGAAGTAAGGGCAATACCAGGCACAAGCTCAGGGCGAAAGCCTATTTCTCATAACGTAGAGAGCAATAATTATGTCAACGATAAAGGTAGTGGAAGTAATAGACCGTGTAGAAATCATTCTGCAGGACTCAAATCTTCGCTGGCCAAGGCTGGAGTTGCAGCAGTGGCTAAACGATTCTTATTTTGAAATCACAAAGATACGTCCTGACGCGAACACCAAATCAGCCAGCCTTACTTGCGTGGCCGGAACCAGACAAAAGCTTGCAACTCTATTCCCTAGCGGGTTAAGGCTTATTGATGTGGTCAGAAATATGGCTGTTACATCGAATTTATCATCAATCAGGCAGATTGACCGCAGACTGCTGGATGATCAGCGTCCGGGCTGGCACGCTGAAACAGGTTCATTGAATATTCAGCATTTTGTGTTTAATCCAGAACTCCCGAAAGAGTTCTTTGTTTATCCTCCTGCGCTTGTCACGACGATTATTGAGATCGTATATGCAGATACCCCGACATTGCACGCACTGGCAGAGGCTGCACTTGCTCCAGATAGCGGCGATACCACGGTAATATCAATGGATGATATTTATCTCAGCAGCATTATCGATTTTATTCTTTACCGGTCATATTTGAAAGACGCTGACTATGCTGCCAATGATCAGCGTGCGGCCGGGGCTTATCAGGTGTTCAAAAATGGACTTGGAGACAAAACCCAATCTGATGCGGCGGTCACAAAGACACCCAATCCAGTAACATAAAGCAGGGGCTGATATGTCAACAATCACACTACGAGCAACAAAAGGGACGCCTTTAACAAACACTGAAATCGATGCTAACTTCACGGCATTGAACGCAGATAAAGTTGAGTCTTCTGCAGTTGCGTATGCCCTTCTGAACACGAATAGTGCGGTAGGCACCGGTGCGTCTCAGGTAGCAAAAGGCGATCATACTCATGCTGAGTTTGCTTCATTCCCGGTAAAAGACACGACTCTGCAAGCCAATCTGAATGCAGATCAGGTGGATGGTTTCGACGCTTCGCAATCAGTTCTTGCTAATAATATTGCTGTTCGTGATGCTTCAGGGAATTTGCCGGGCGATATACTTGGTAATGCCGCAACGGCGAGCGATGCGTCTTTATTGGAAGGATCTGATGTAGCGGCGATTCTTTCTGCCGCAGCCGCAGCCGCAGCACCGGCAAACCTAAAGCTGATATATACAACCAGTGCTTCTTTTACTAGAGCCACTTACGGGGCATTTAATTATCTAAATGTCACTGTAGTTGGTGGCGGTGGTGGTTCCGGTGGTCTGGATGGATCCGGTAATCTTGGTGGTGGTGGTGGTGGTGGTGGCACATCAGTCAGAAAGATTCTATTCGCAAATGTAGGAACATCCGAAACCGTTACTGTTGGTGGTGGTGGTGGTGTTGGAGGATTAAGCTCAGTCGGAACAACCGGCACGCAATCCATATTTGGAGCTCACGCTACAGGGAATGGCGGAATAGGAGGCTCAGCTGGTGATGCAGGTCAAAACGGTGGAGCTGGCGGTACCGCTGGCGGTACTGCTGCAGAAGAGCTAGGTGTTCTAAACCAAACAGGTCAGGCAGGTGGTGACGCGGTAAACCTTAACACTTCTGGTTCAGGCGGTGCGACTATGCTCGGTGTCATTGGTGCTGGTGGTAACTCAACGGAAGCTGGTAAGAAAGGTATCGTCATAGTTGAAGTGGTTTATTAATGCCAAAAATCAAAATAAATAACTTCTCTGGAATTTCGCCAGAAACACCGCCTCGATACCTTGCTGATGGCCAGGCACAAACCGCTTTAAATTGTGCAAACTGGTACGGACCGCTTGCGCCGCTAAAGGATGTTTTCGGGGATGGCGGGAGTTATTTTGCTGCAGATTATGTTGATCCGACCTATTCACAGCTGACCGATAACAATCTGTTGCCAGGATTTGCCGCAAACACAATTTATCTTTTTGGCGCACAAATAGGCATACCGAAGTGGTTTCATTGGGCTGAAGATGTTGATGTTGCTACCGGGTTTATCTTTGGCGACCTGACTGAGCGTACTTTTTTCACCGGCACAGGGAAGCCACAGTCAACCGATCTTTCAATGAACAATGGTGGTGGACCATACCCGGAAAGCAGCTACGACCTTGGCCTGCCGATTCCCACTAATCCTCCAATCTGCAATGTCACTGGCACCGCTACAGCAGGGGCTATACCTGAAACAAGGGTTTACACCTATACCTGGGTTAATTCATGGGGTGACGAGTCTGCGCCGTATTCATTTGAGCCTATGCCTGCAAGCGCATTTGCCAATGTCTCGAATGGTCAGTCTGTTGTAGTCACGTTGCCAGTAGTGACAACCGGCAATTTTAATATTCTGTACAAACGGATTTATCGCCTTGTTTCTGGATCGGCAGGAAACGGGGAATATTTATTTGTTGCTCAGGTTGGTGCCGCGATAAACAGTTACATTGACGCGGTAACCGCCGAAAACCTGGGCGAAGCATGTCCGTCTCTAACATGGGCCCCACCACCTAATGACCTGAAAGGGCTGATTGGTCTTTCAAATGGAATACTAGCCGGATTTGTTGGGCGAGATCTTTACCTGTGCGACCCGTACCACCCGTACGCTTTCCCGCTCGAATATGTGCAGACCGTTAGAAATAAAATAGTATGCCTGAGCGCGCTGGATACCACTATCTGCGCACTGACCGAGGGCAGGCCGGTCTTTATTCAGGGAAGCCACCCTGATTCAATGGTGATGGTTGATGCCGACATTGATCAGGCTTGTGTCTCTAAGCGGTCTGTTGTCAGGATCGGCGGCTATGTTTATTATGCATCTCCAGATGGTTTAGTTCGGCTATCCACTTCCGGGTCTGACATTGTTACCAAGCAACTACTGACCAAAGAGCAGTGGCAGGAAATGATTCCGACAAGTATCCATGCGTACAAGGATGAGCGCCGGTACATCGGATTCTTCCAGTCTACAGTTTATGGTAATGGCGGATTTATCCTCGATCTTGAAAAGAATGTCTTTGTTATCCACAATGTTTACGTCGAGGCAGGGTATAACTCACTCGAATTTGATCGTTTTTATGTGGCGCAATCAAATTACATTATGGATTGGGAAGGCGGGGCGGCATTAAGTTACACATGGAAGTCAAAAGTATTCACTTACCCAATGGCGTCAGGATTCGCAGCCTACCGGGTAGACACCGAAGGCACCGGTGTAACACTCAAGGTTTATCGTGATGGTGTTGAGATACTAAACAAAGCCGTTACCTCGCGCCAGGCAGGGAGATTGCCAGCAGGCAAGGGCAAAGACTGGGAGTTCCTGCTAACAGGCACTGACGAAGTATTTCAGCTTGCAGTAGCCGGATCCATGCGAGATATTGGTAATGGCTAAGGTATCGCTCCCGGCAGTCGTATTAAAGCAGTCACCTGAAATGATGCGATGGACGCAAAGGGTCAGGGAAGCATTGTCATCACTAAATACCGAAATATCTGAATTCATTGCAGGGTCATCGGGCCCGGTAACCAATGAGATCATCACATCTAAGCTTATCGTTGTTTCAACGGTACCAACCGCAGCAAACAGCACCGGTACACGCGGAATGATAGTTTCTGACGAAAATTACATCTATGTTTGCATCGCGACCAACACCTGGAAGCGAAGCGCATTATCAAGCTGGTAAATGCTAGTCTATGACGCATACTCCAAAACATGCAGAATTCAATTCTAATATTCGATGAAAAAGAGCGCGTAGGCCAGTGGGTAGCTGATCAGGTTGAGCAAACGTCATCCTGGGGAGATTATTACGCGATGGGAATAGCGTGCGGTAAAGAAATTGTCTCAGGGATCGTATTTAATAACTGGAATGGATCGAATGCGACCGCGCATATTGCCATTACCCGGGCAACCAAATTACTCCCTGATCTGTTACGCCATGCGTTTTACTACGCATTCAGGCAGCACAAACTAAATCGATTAACCGGGATGGTAGAGGCTGGGAATAAAAAAGCAGCAAAATTTAATAAACATCTTGGTTTTGAGCATGAATTCACAATGAAGAAGGCCGGCAATAACGGCGATGACCTTCATTTACTGGTAATGTGGCCTGAAAAGTGCCGTTGGATATAAGAGGTTTTTTGATATTATGTGGATAAACACGAAAGGCGAGTACCAGTGGAACGGGTCGGAATATGTCGAAGTCTCTAACGAGAGATACTGGCACGATGGTACTGTTGCCGAATTAAAAAAAGATTCAGCTGCGCCTGACTATACGCCGATGGCCGAAGCCACCAGGGAAGCCACCAAGGTAATGTCAGACTATGCTGACAAGATGATGATTGAGACTCGCAGGCAATACGAAGAGTTTGCGCCGATCGCAAAGGATGCCGCTAAGACTCAGCTCGATATCATGAAGCAAAGCAAGGAGCAGGGTGACGATTACTATAATTACAACAAAGAGACGTTCAGGCCTGCAGAGCAGGGACTTGTTGCCGATGTTAATAATTACAACACCGATGCCGAAAAAGAAAAGCTGGCGCTCAAGGCTGCCGCAGACGTGGCCACAGCAACAAAGGGCTCAAGGGAGTCTGATGTAAGGCTAATGTCCAGAATGGGCGTAAACCCCAATTCAGGGAAGGCTCTGGCCATGGTTAACCAGTCTGGACTTGCTACAGCTGGGATGAAAGCCGGTGCAATGACCGGAGCCAGGGACAGGGCTGAACAGATCGGTTATGCCAAAAAGCTTGATGTAATTGGAATGGGCAGGGGATTACCCGGGGCATCACAGGCCGCTTATGGTACCGCGTCAAATACCGGGAGTGCTGGCGTCAATAGCGCACTATCCCCGTCGAATCTTATTTTAAACGGAATGAATAACGCTGCCGGAGTTGCTGGACAGGGGCAGAATATGAATATTCAGGGTCAGCAGTCAATATTGAATTCACAGAATAGCGTGTATAACGCAAATGCCAATAAAACAGGTTTCATGGATGTAGTAGGCGCTGGTCTTGGTGCGGCAGGAACTTACATGGCTTTATCGGGTACATAATTATGAGCTTTTATGACGGGTTGGTGAAAGGTATTGATGTAGGTACTGATATCTACACACTGAAAAACAAAGAAAAACGCGCAAACGAAAAGCATGGCTATGAAATGTCAGAGGCCAAAGCAGCGCAGGATGATCGCGAAAGACAGCAAAATAGCCGCAAGGCACTGCTTGATTATGGCGCTGGTCTTTCTGCCGGTGGACAGCCTGCGCAGTCACAAGTCGATCAGACAGGCGTTAATCAGCCAATGGCAAGCCCTATGGCCGGAGGGATAGCGCAGTCACAGCCTTCTCAACCGATGGCCCCAGCTCAGGTAGGCGGCGCTATACAGCCTGTTCAGCAGCAAGTAATGCCCCAGCAGCAAGTAATACCGCAGCAGGCTGGAATAACTCCTCAATTTCAGCCGCCAGCACAACAGCCACAGCCGCAGCCGCAGCAGGACAATACCCCATTAGATTTCAATGCGGTCAGGGAGAAAATAAGCCAGGGTCAGGCGCTGGCCGCCCAGAATCCAGAGCAGGCCCATCAATTCAATGCTTTGATGGATAATTACAAGCAACAGGCTATGACCAAGTGGCGAGACGGCTATAAAGGTGATACCAGCACTCTTCAGGGAATACGGGATTACACTTCGCACATGGCCAAGGGCGCGGCCAATCTATCCGGGTATATGTCGCCGGAGGATGCAAAAAAGAATTACGACACCATCAAATCAATGAAGAAAGAGGGTTATTACGAGGCCCTTGATCTGATTGATAGCGGTGATATGGAAGGTGCCAATAAGCTATGGAACGGATCGGGAAAGATGCGAGGCACTATTACGAACCCGCAACCTTCTACATTCATGGGCGTACCGTCAAAGACCTATGACCTAATTGGCGAAACCGGCGAGAAGCTGGGCAGTTTCAACACCGGGCAGCAACGGTTTAACGGCCAGGCATACGAACAGCAGGTTGAAATGTCCCTGAAAGACGACAAGCAAAAGACCGATAAGAAAAATATCGAGAGTCAGATCAGTGATCGTGCTGCAGACAATAAAAGGGAGGATATAAAACAAAAACAGTCTTCTATTAGCGTGGTACAGGGCGAAAGTGATCAGTATGTAATTGATTCTAACCCAATGTCTATGGGCGCTACTGCGCTTGGCATTGGCAGCAGCAAGCCAGGCAAAGGCAGTGGTAATGGTGGCGAGAAAAAATGGTCTGACATGGACAGAAACACTAAGGGCGCTCTGCAGGCATTTGAAACTGGTCACGGAATTACCAGAACAACTGCTGGAGACATAATGCAATACGGTGACGTAAAGGACAACATGGACTTTTATGTTCCGATAATGAGCATTATCGACGACAAGGTTGTAAAAGAAGGCATGAGCGCAGGGGATGCAGCGGCCTATGCTGAGTCTATTTACAATCAGGCAACGCGGATCAGGTCAGATCATAATAAAAAGTATTCAGGAAAGGAGAGCGCACCTTATATTGATGCAATAGGGATGGCAAAAAAGGAGATAGAAAGGAAGCTGGACATAATTAATAAATCTTCTGGTGATGCTGCTACCGGTGGAGTATCTGACGACATAAGAAGGATTTGGAAATAAATAATCAATAATGCTGGTTTGTTTGGTAGTGTTCGTGAATCGTTCATGAATAGGTTGCATTACCAATGGCTAAGATGTGGAAAGAAGTGTTTGAAAACCCAGAGTTCCAATCTTTAACTGATGAGGATAAGGAAAAGGCAAGGGGGCAGTATTTTGATGAAGTTGTCGCTCCTACCGCTAAAAGCCTGGGCGAGTACGATCAGTTAAGGGGCGAGTTCGACGCAGACACAAAACCAAAACAAAAAGTGGAAGATGATAGCGGTCGATCCATTGGTGAATTTGCTCAAGATACAGGTCTTGATCTTACAAAAGGGGTTGTTGGTCTTGGTGAAAGTGCTGTTGGTATAGCTGACCTTGCTACTGGAAACGTAGTCGGTGACGCAATGAAGGAGTACGCAGGCTACGATCCAGACAGGACCAGAGAAATTATCTCGTCAGGCTTTAGTCCGTCCAGAAAAAAAGCCAATGATGCGGTCGATCAGGCAAAAGGATTTGTTCCCACATTAAAGTCGCTCGCTGAAAATCCATCCTCCGCCATTGGCACCATCGTAGAATCTGCGCCTTTAATGCTCGGCAGTATAGCGGCAGCAAAAGCTCTTGCCGGGCAGCTTCTATCAAAAGCCGGAATAGCAGCAGGAACACCGGAGGCGACCGCTTTTCTCAGCCAGAGCGGTAATCTTGCAAAATTAACTGCGGCATCATCAGGCGCTGAAGGCGCAATGGCGGCAGGGTCAATACAGGAGCAGTCAAGGAATCAGGGTAGAGCATGGCATCAGTCTGTATTGCCAGCACTGGCCGGAGGCGCAGGGACGGCAACAATAGGTTATCTTGGTTCGAAAATCCTTCCAGACGTTGATGTGCAGTTGGCCGTTCAAGGTCTTGGGGCCGGAGAAAGGCATACTCTTTTACAGGCAGGTAAAGAAATAGCAAAAGGAACCTTTAAAGAGGGCGTGCTTGAAGAATTACCACAAAGCACTCAGGAGCAGATATTCACCAATCTTGCGCTTGGAGAGCCATGGGATAAGGATGTTGGAAAATCGGCAGCTACCGGCCTTGTTGCCGGGTCAGGCATGGGTTTCGGAATGAAGGCCGGCAGTGAGGCGGTTAACCAGTTTACAGGATCTACCCCAGGATCTAATCCTGCTCCGCCAATTCCTCCATCTCCTAATCCTATGGCCAATGGGATCGATAAGAAAAAAGGTCCATTATCAAGAGCTGCAGACACTGCTATTAAAAGCGGAGCGGTGGGCCAGGCACAGGCAGAACAGGCCGCGCAGGCGGCAAACATTGACGAAACCGGTTTATCAGATGATCAACCGTTCGTACCGGCCGGCAATGATATTCAAACGGTCCCAGAGCCTAAAGCGGATCTCGAAGCGCAGGTAAGCGCGATGGTGGATAAGAAAACACCGAAAGACTCCGTATTTGTCGGCAATGGCTCGCCTATGCCAGACAATATTCCGAAAGATGCCAGAGTCATAAAGGGTGCAAGTGGTACATTAATTACCACAAACAAGGCAAAAGCCGAAGAATTCAAGATTAATGAGTCTGATGAGGTTGTTGCTAAAATATTGGGATACGGCAAAAGCAAAAATCAGCTGGACCAATTAATAAAGCAGGGTGAAGAGCCGGTTACCCTTGTTGTCAAAGACAAGAATGGTACGCCGATCCACGAAGAGCTCACCACTAAAACCAGCTTTGCAGAGGATTATTTTCGACTCGATAAAGGTTACCCTGGGCAGGTTTCAGGACAGAACTCTGAAGAAGTGCTTAAAAACCGTCAGTCACGGTACCAACAGGAGCAGGACAGGGCGAAGCAGGAGCAAGATAAGCCAGCAGGCAGTAATGCCGCAGAAAGGCCAGGATACATCCTTAAATCCAATGGAAAGCCTTTCTCTACTGAATTTACAGCAATGCAGGCCGCAAAGAACAGGGGGCTTAAAGATGCCTCAGTAATCCATTACGAGGATGGTTTTGCGCTGGTCCGCGAGAAGCCTGAAAATAGAAAGCCTGAAGCAATCCCGGAAACGACGATTAAGCAGGAACCTGTAACGGCTAATCTTGAAACAGATTTAGAGCAGAAACCAATTGATGTAAAGCTAGATGAACCGTCAAATAATATTGAACAGTTCACGCCTACGCACGAATTACCGACCGGTGAACAGGTATCTGCGGTAGAGGGCGAGGATAATGCCTGGGTGGATGCCAACGGTGATGAATACATTGACCTTGGTGCTATTCCGCTAACGGCAGAGAAGCCAGCCAAGGCAGTCAGCCAGCCTACCGGTGAAGAAATCGCGCAAATGGCCAAGGAGGGATTATCAACACATCCAGATAATGATTTGCCTACGCCGACCAAAGCACAGATAGAGGCCGACAACTATAAGAAAATCCCGGTTAAGTACGATGGCGTAAATATCAAGATTGAAAATGCGGCAGGAACTAAGCGTAAACCAGAATGGCCGGCATTAAAGCACCACTACGGCGATATCAAACTCACTGAGGGCGCAGACGGTGACGCTATTGACACTTTCATTAATAAAGACAATGAACGCACTGACACGCCTGTATTTATCATCAATCAGGAAAAGAAGGGCGGTGGGTTCGATGAGCACAAGGTTATGCTTGGGTTTGATAACCTGGAAGAGGCGAAACAGGGCTATCTTGATAATTACTCTAAAGGCTGGAAGGCGCCCGATGTTATTCCCGAGTACACCATGGCCGAGTTCAAGGACTGGTTGAAGAATGGCGACCATAAGAAGCCTGCTACTACACCTAAGTCATACCAAGGTAGCGATGAGGGCAGTAAAAAATCAAACCAGTTTATTGCATATAAAAAATGGATAGACGATAACAATGGAGAGATACCGCAAGGAATGCGGGAGCAAATAAATTTTGATAACAGGCTCTATGATGGAGAATCTGAGCTGTTGCTTGACGTAAAAAAACAATCAGTTAAAGACCAAAAACAGCCTGTAGCTGATGATAAAACAGACACAAAACCTGTTGTGGACGATGAAAGCGGTATTGAGGCTCCACAAAAAACACCTAAAAACATTCCGGATAAAAAAGAGCCTGAAATTCTTCCGGAAGAAATAACAGAAAATAAATTACCTAAAGATAAAAAACCTTCTCCTGATGAAAATCCTAGAGCTACCGATATCGACTTTGATAGCCTGCCTGATTCAAATAATCCAGAAACAAGAACTGAGTTAAAGGTCGGTGATAAATGGATTAACAGATTGATGGCGTATGAGATAAAGGAATTCAAAGATATTGAGGGAGAGAGGATTCCGAAAGTAGTTTTTCAGCGTGTAGCCAAGAAAGATCTTGATGAAAAATGGCAGGATGAATCTGGCAACAGACAAACTTTAACTTTTGGAGAGTTCCTTCGATATCATCATCAAGACCTTAACCCGGAGACAGAAGTTACTGAGACAAAGGTAAAATCTAAGCACCCAATTATCCAAGGAAGGAATGAATTGCATAATACGCCAATAAATACCATCTACCAGACCGGCAGGAATGATGATTTAAAATATTCTGTTCGCGGTGATGGTAATTACGGCCATGGCGATCCTTTTTTTAGTACTGAGGCTAAAGCAGTCGAAGAAAGGGATCTGCAAATAAAAAGGCAGCAGGCAGCTAAAGAGTGGAGCGAAAACGAGAAAAAGCAAAAAGAAGATTCCGATAAAAAAGAAGCTGAATATATTACTTCGTTCAAAGGTTTCCTGTCAGATAGCAAGATGCGTCGAGGGCAGCAACTCAAGACTTTAGGCGCGCCAATAAGGAGTAATGGGAAAACCACTACCAGAAAAGAGTTGATCGAGGACAGGATTAGCCAGGGTTACACCGTTAGAACTGAAATATTAAACGGTAAACCGGAGCGACAGTTAGAAAAGGTTGATGGGTACCTGCTAGAAAAGGATA